TTGTATAGAACCATGAAAAATGTATTATGTTTACGGTAAAACCGTGGTATAATGTAGGTAAGTATATGCGTTTCAGGACGCATATTTTTATTTGGTTGCGGCCTGGGGTGAGAGAAAGGAGACCGACAAAGCATGGCAGCAGCAAATAATACTAACGAAGCGGAGCTGTGGCAAAAATTGGGAAAGATGGATGCCGACATACAAAACATCAGAAACCAGATAGAATCAATCAGCGCAAAGATTGACAGACTGGATCTGACGGTGGTAGTAGAGCGGCTAGTGAAGCTGGAAAAAGATGTAGGAAATCATGAAGATAGGCTAGACAAACTAGAAGATAACCAAGCAAGGATAGTTTGGTTTATCATCGCCGCTGTGGCTGGGGCAATACTAAAAATGGTAATTATCGATAGGATAGCGAAATGAGTATGTTAGAGCAATTATTCTTTATGGCGATATTTGCAGGTGCATTTAGCGGTGCAGTGGTTGGTTTGCTTTTCGCGGCAATTTTCAAGTTTGTTTATCGGCTTATCAAGAAAGTAATCAAGGAGGAGTAGGAAATGGCATATCAAGAACTAACACAATTTAACTCGCCAAACTATACGCCTGGAAGCCAAGTACCAGCAGTGTATGGCATGGCACGAGCCGTAGATGGCGTAACGTACCATTGGTGGGGTAGTAATTCAGACTTTATGTCGATAGTGAATTATCTATGCCGCGCTAATGGTAACACCTCGGCACATACTGTCGGCGAGGCGGGTAGGGTAGCGTGGATTGTTGACGCAGTAAACGCCGCTTGGCATGCTGGTAATGCTAGAGGTAACGCTACGACAGTCGGTTATGAATGTAATACACGCCTTAGCGATGGTGATTATGAGACGATGGGCGAGTTCCACTACGATATGGAGAAAGCCTACGGCCGCCGCCTAAATATTTACGTGCATAAAGAATGGTTCAACACTAGTTGCTCACCAATCGACAAGAACCGTATCCGTGCAATCGCTGACCGCTATCATGCTGGCGGCGGTTCGCGTCCGACAGTCAACGAGACGCAGATCCGCGAAGTGTTCCGCTCGATTTTGGGGCGTGAAGTTGACCCAGAAGGCTTGCGGCACTATTTGGCACAAGCTGCTAAGGGATGGTCAATCGACCAAATTCGTGCTGATGTAAATAATTCTCAGGAAGCACACCAACGCCGTGCAGAACTAGCTCGCCAGGCGGAAGAGCTGAAACGAAGCGAGTGGGTACGTAATCTAAGAGACATTGAAGATGTAAAACTGGTCGTCGCACCAGTTGCAGGACTGCGTGTCGTCAATATGGTAACCATGGAAGCGTTTGGTAATGTGATTCCTAAGGGCACTGTTATCGATATCGCCAAGGAGACAGTGGTACAGGGTAAGAAATACTACCTATCGCAGTACGCAGTTAAGAACAACAAACCGTTCGGTATTGCAGCGACAGAATTAGTAGCGCCAGCTGATCCAAATAAAGATAAGCCGGCATGGCAAAAGAATCTGAAGGATATTGCCGATCAGGACTTTTGGACACGTTCAGAGTGCGAAGTTACTGACCTAACTACTGGTAAATTGGCAAAGAAATTGCCAATGGGAACAAAGGTTCGCGTTACTCACGTTACAAAGCTGGTCGATGATGACTTGATGGTGTTGGAGGGCGGCACGCTGGCAATCGATAAGCTGTACCTGAGCGATAAGCCAATTGACAGCCTAGAAAAGCGAGTGTCGGCGCTGGAGGCAATCGTCAATAAAATTGTCGAATTTTTAACCAATTTATTCAAAAATTTTAATAAATAATGGAGGGAAACCATGAATAAGTCAAACTATAACGCACTAAACGAATTACACAACACTCTTAGGTGTGGCGTACCAGCCGACGAATATTCGCAGGGCATCAATGACAAAGAGGTTTTGAGAATCAAATTTGCAAGTAGCGAAGGCAAACGCGATGGCGTATCTATCGAAGATTTACTGACTGTCGCCTACGCAAAGCTGGCAAGTTATAACCGAGAATTACCATGCCGCGAAAACAGTATAGCCCTTACAAAAATTGAGGAAGCTATTATGTGGCTGGCTAACCGTAAGGCTGAGCGTGAAGCTCGCGGCGTGTATGGCACTGAGGAAAAATAATAGGAGGAAATATGGAAAAGATTAAATTATTATTCAGTCCAGAAACTAAAAATGGACGAGCCATGAGAACTCTTTTACAGGGTTTCTTAGGAACAATGATAGCGTTTACTGGTTTATACGGCGTTCCACAATTTACCGAGTTTATGAGAAGCCTAGACGCACTGACAGGGTCTCTCATATTCTCAAGCGGTTCGGCAGCAATAGCTGCTGGAATCAGTCGTTTAATGCCCGTGATTAGTGCGATCATAAAGTTGCTCAAGGAGAAATAAAAATGCTGAGGCAGGTCGTGCCAGTTCGCGGTTCAATCGTCGGGCACTGCTACTACGATGCGACTGAGCGCGACCTGTCTGTCGGTGCGGAAGACAAGGCGGAAGGATTCCGCGCTGGCGATGTCGCCAAATATGTAGCGCTAGGCAATCAATCGTCGGCAGTGCTATATATCCGCATGCTCATGCCCCACTATGCACAAATAGTTGAGGCATATTTGGATTTGTGGTGCATAGTGGCTGGAGGCAATGGCGTGCGTGCGGTTTTTGCGCCAGCTGACGGCTTGACGCCAGTGAAATTATCGAGCAGTCAAATTGATGAGATGTGGCGCAGACTGTATGGCAAGAGCGATTCAATTAAGGCGGAGAACGGCAGGATTCGGATTGGCGGACTTAATATGAAGCCAGTCATTCCTGAGAGAACGCGCGACAGCGAACTGATGGCGCTGGTGCTGGCGTTCGATGTGCCGCCTCAAAGCTTTAAGCTGGAGCGGTTAAATTTGCTACTGGGAACGGAGATATTGGTATGATTGGCGATAGGCAAGAGAAGGGCTATCGAACTGGGCAAATAAAAGGCAAGGATTACATCTATGTAACTGGTATGCCTGGCATGGGCGGCAGTGCTGGTAATAAAGGCGGCGCACCTTTTAGATATTTATGGTGGGCGGTGGAAGCTCATAAGTTGGCAGTCTTAAACACCAAGCTGGAAATCGTCAATGATAACCTTGAACTATTTGACCGCTATATCGATCCAAAAGCTGGCGTCACTACGAACACCTCTCAACCTTACAGGATATTATTATCAGCGAAAGCACCCGTTGGCGACGCGGTGGATTATTCGGCGGTTAAAAGCAATACCGATGTAGCAGCTGGAGCCGGCATTGGCAAGATGCTGGTAGCTGACGAGACTATGCTACCGCAACCAACAGATGTTGGCTACAACGGCAAAATATATGTAATTATCGATATGCTGAATACCGGCAAGGCACCGCTGGGAGATAAGCTGCTAAACAATAGTCCTGAGTATGAAGCTATGCGAACTAAGGTATATGATTACGAGGCACGCTTATGATCGGCAGTAGAAATCAGGAATATCCTTACCAGTGTAAGACCGTGTCGCTGGCGGATGCGCAGTGCAGATGGCTGGAGGCACATACGCTGGTGGTGTTTTTACCAAAGGATTTGATAGAGATAAAAAACCTGTTTGTTTATCTGGCGATTGGTTTTGATAAAATTGAACAACTGGTGGGGCAAATGACGGAGAACACTACGCCGCCAGAGCTGCGTAAAATTGGTTGGATAGGCGGTAGCGGCGGACGCAAGGTGTTTAATGCTGGGCTGGAGGGCGATACTGCTAGTGTAAAGTATGATTTTTCAAATGAACTAGAACTATTTGGATTAGCAAAGGGCAAACCAACAGAAGTGAACGGCACGAAAACACTTAAACTGGAGTTTGGTTGCGGCAATTCGGGCAGTAATGGAATGCTATATGGAAAGGTAAGATTATGGAAAGTGGACATGGTTTATACTACACGGGGAATACGGTAGAACCGCCACGCCCGAGCCAGAAGCGGCTGAAAAAGAATGCTATGGCGGAGATGGGCGAAGTGATCATGACTGGCAGGCAGATTGAGCACAAGCCAAAGGTGTGTGCGACGTATCAATGTGTGTGGTGCGGCATTGCAAGCGAAGCGCCGATAATTATTTGCAGGCACTGCCACAACTGCCAATATTGTGGGCAGTATCAAGGAAGCGGCTACGACCATGAATGCATCCGCTGCGGTAATCATTTATCTTGATTTTGCCATCAAAATTTGCTATATTAAAAGGGAACAACAATCGAGCAAGGGAGACCTCAGTAAAACAGTAATGTTTTTTGCTGAGGTTTTTCTTTTTGACCTCAACTTGCATAATATTAAGTGAGGGTAAGTAAATGTTTATTATAGATAATAAACGAATTGTTACGATGCGCAAACATCTCGGCGAAGCGTCAGAGCTAATTAAAAATGACGCTTATTTGCCAATGTTTCGCAATCGGCAAAAGAAATACAAACAAGAGTTCGACGAATCAGTTGAAGTAGCTAAGAAGAAACGTGATCCAGCGCGATATCTGGCATCAATTTGGTCGGTGAAAAATCTGGAGCAGTCGCTGCTGTGGATGCGCAGCCGAATCGCCAGAGCGATCAACGAACTGGCGCGGCAGCGGCAAGAGAAGAAACAACGGAAGATGGAGGAAAAAGTCAGACGAGATATGAATTATAGCGGTAGAGCGAAGATGTCGCGGATGTATAGCGATATGGGTATTTGCCTAAAAAGCTAGCTTGGCTTGAAATTTGGAGGGTAGCGCCCGGAGAAATCTAGCGGCGTGATTTTTGCATGTCTATTGCTAGATATTAGATAACCAATAACAGTATTTGTAAAGCAAATAACGCCAGCCGGTACGAATCAGGCGAATAACTTTGCCTAAAAAGCTAGCTTGGCTTGAAATTTGGAGGGTGTGATGGGTGATTTTTCATAATAATTAACCAGAAACGGTCTATATAGACTTGGAATAAATATTCCAATGATTATAACGATCTATATAGACGCGTTGAGATATTTAGGAGTTTTACGATGAAAGCAAAACGAACGCCAGCAGAGAATCAGCTGCGGGTTTACCTGAAGTGGTGTGTGAATGTGAAGCAATTAACCCCCTCGACCATGGCGACAAAACGCAGCGTGCTGGGCAGATTTATTGTTCAAACAGGTATTGAAAACATGTCGGAACTGACAAACAAAAAGTTAAATTGGTGGATTGAGAAAAAGGCACTGGGGCAACTCGGCTCTAAGTGCAATTCGACGACGATACGCACTAACGTCGCTACGGTGATGTCATGGGTAGCTTGGTTGCGAGATATGAACTATCCGATGAAGATTAAAACGCGTATGGTGGTGAAGCCAAAACCAGCGCCGTGTCGACGGAAATGGTACACATCTGAGCAGATTGCGATGGTGCTGAGTGGGTGTGATGATTTGCTGACCGAGGTGATGATCCGCGTACTGTTCGACACAGGAATGCGTGCACAGGAGTTTGCGAACTTACGCTTGAACGACTTGAATGGACGAACGATCTATACAGTGGGCAAAGGACGAAAGGACGGCTGGGTATACATTTCTGACACGACCCGCGAGCGACTAGACACATGGATCAGAGCGGCTGGAGTGATCGACTACATGTGGATTAAGACGACGAGGCGCAACTACTTTGAGCCGTTGACCGTTGACGGTATCCGCAAGAAGATACAGCGACAATTTCGTGAGGCAGGACTAGAGGGGTTCCAGCTACACGAACTACGCCATAGTTTCGCCACTGATGTGCGCAAGCGTGGTGCTGACGTGGATGTGGTGCGGAGATTATTGCGACATTCAAGCCTACAGGTAACGCAGCGGTATTTACACAATTTGGACGGCGATATGTGCGAAATCTGGGACGAAATTAAGAACTACAAACTAGCGGCAAATGCACACGCTGGTACGGCTTGTATAAGAGGCGAGATTGTGAATATTTAGCCGACATATTGACAAAATGCTTTAGGTTTGCTACAATGAAAACATCAAGGTAAGGACAGCAAGGATTGCTGACACCAGCCTTTCACTTTAACAATCTGGAAAATTACGATTTACGAAGTAATTAACAGATTGTTTCTATAGTATAATAA